TGGAACGAGTATGATAATGTCCAGAACAAACAATTTTAAATTTATCAAAGACATCTACTCCCATACCACTTTCTTGAACATGTCCGGGATAAGTTGCAAATCCCGCAAGTTCTAAGTGACCAAATACTGCCTTTGCTTTCGTTTGTTCAAGTTTCTCTATGGTTTCTTCATGATTTTCTGGAGAAATCCAAGGAACCATAAATGCTTTAAATCCATCAATATCGTATTCATCGGGACCAGAAATAGGAACAATGTTGTCATACTCCGTTAACAGGGACTCAATGGAGTTGACTTCATTAGTGTTCTTATAGTAACAATCGTGATTTCCTACAATTTGATAGACCGTAATACCCAGATCACGAAACTTATCATAGACGTTTTCTTTTGCCCAATTCAAAGACCAAAAGTCAACACTTTTACGATTATCAAATGCATCACCCAAGTGAATACAATGTTTGATCCCACGTTTCTTTAACTCGGGAAAAAACACATCCTCATAAAATTTCTTGAAGTAATCGTGAAAAGTTTTACTACCTTTCCTTCCTCCAAAATGGGTATCAGTTACACAAGCAATTATAGTCATTGATACATTTTAGTTTGAATTGCATCCTTAATGGAATTATACTCCGAAGCATCAAATCCGTCACCATCTACAGTAAATACTTCGTCATATCCAGACCTTTCAATGATTTTAGCACGAATTTCCATCTGTTTCTTTTCTTTTTGAATTCTTCTTAGAAAAGCGTAATGAATAATTTGTGTAAAATAAGCAAATGGATTACTAGATTTCTCTGGATTGAAATTATGAATATACTGAACGCAGTTTTCAATACCATCACAAATCATATCTTCACGGAACATGTAGTTCACAAAGTTTGGTTTGTATGATAGGTGTGTAGCAATTTTAAGAAAACATTCCCCAAGATAATTGGTAATACGAGGTTTGGTTTCACCTGCTTCTGCAGCTGCAGCAACTTTCTTTTTATATTCTACAATTGCATCAAGGAAATCCTTGTTATTTACATAATGTTCTGATCTTTTTCTTTTAGGTGCTTGCATTTCATAAGTCCCCGTTATTATTAATTGTTCTTATTATAACAGTTTATGGATATGTTGACAAGACCCTTCAATCTTGATACAATTACTCTGTGGAGTTTCAAAGGTCAGGCTTATCTAAAGACTTCTTATAGAGCTTCTCAAACTTAACTCTAGCTTCTGCGACTGTTGATAGATAACCCATTTCTGGAGTTAAATCTCCTTTACTTTTCTTACTGTTTTTTTGTCTTAAGAATTTGTGATACATTTCTAGAGTTTCTGGATCACGAACCTCACTAATCGTGAGTACTTTATCCATATCTAAAAGAAAAGTATCGTCATCTGCAAATCTTAACCAAGGATCAATTTTAAATCCTTGCATACCAATATTTTTCATTACAACAGTTTCAATTGTAACTGGATTATGAAGAATTAACATAGTTCTTCCATCTTCTTCTGATGGACAAACTACGGAGAAAATCTCTTCTCCAGATACTAATTTTAAAACTGCATAAAAATCTTCTTCCATCATTCTTTTAAATTTACTTGTATGAATTCATAATTAAAGTTTTCTTCATTATAGATTTTAACTCTCTCTATAAGATGATTAAGTGTATAATTTTTTCTTGACTTAAATGTACAATCATCTGCAATATCATAAAGAACTGCCTGAGTTTTATTGTCACCTTTTCTTAAAACTCTACCGATTGATTGTAAATTTCTGATTCTTGATTTACTTGGTGAAGCAAAAATTACATTATGCAAATTCTTGATATTAATCCCAGTTGAAAAGGTTCCGTAAGAAGCAACAATGATTGCGTTATTTTCTCTTTCCGTAATCTCTCTTACCTTTTCTCTTTCCTCTGCATCAACTCCACCGTGAACATAAAAAACTTTTCTATCATTCTTTATGGATTTATTTATTAGATTGAAAAGAGGTTCACCGTGAGTTTCCACTCGTGAAAACAGTACCAGAGTGTTGCCTTTTAAATCTAATACAAGATTTTTAATGAACTTATTTCTTTTTTCATGAGTAATAATAAATTGTATTTCATCCTCATAGTTCTCAAATTCACGAGGATTATGTTTAAGAATTAAAACTTTAATTTGAAGTTTTGATAGATGACCTTTCTCGATTAATTCTTTTGTTTGTGCAACTTTATATGATGGACCAAACAATCCTTCTAATACCCACTTATGAGTTTGTGAACCATCTAATGATCCAGTAAATCCAAAACGATATTTGGTATTGTCCATCTTAGTCATAATACCGACTAAAGATTTGGATTTGAATTGGTGGGCTTCATCACCAATTACTACGTCAAACTCATCATAAAATGTCCTAGGAAGCTTGTATATGGACTGCCAGGTAGTAATGACTACAGGAGCGTCATTAGTCTTCTCTCTGCCTGAATAGATGCGGTGGCAGAAGTCCTCAGCGTTCCATCCATAGTCCTGAAAGTCCTTAAACATCTGTTCAACCAATGATGTTGTAGGAACTACCAATAGAATCTTATGATCTCTTTCTACAAAATATCTGACAATTGAGTAAATCATCAATGACTTACCTGATGCAGTTGGAGAGATCAAAAGTTTACGATTATATTTTAGTGCATCAAATACTGCATTAATTTGATAATCTCTTGGTTTATGTTTGGAAATACGAGTTACATAATCCTTCACACCCTCATAAGAAATCATTTCATTCTGTTCAAAAGGAGTTCCATAGAACTTATTATCTTTGAACTCTATGGAATAATCCCATTTTTTTGCCCAAGAAACTACCTTATCCAATAAACCAACATAGATTTCTCCAGTATGAGTTGAGAAAAGACGGATCTTTCCATCCCAATATTTACTACGGTACTGGGGCATAAACTTAGCGCCTGGTACATCAAAAGTAAAATGTTCAGATAATTCTTGAAAGATATGTGGTTCTGCTTCTACTTTTAGATAGACTTCATTCTTTTTGGAGATTACAATATTGGTCATATATCAACTATATCCTGCAATAAATTTGGACCATTCAATGGCATTTTTTAACTGATAAGTTCTATTTAAAATTGTTTTTAGAATACTTTCCAGATAATTTAACATCATCTGATAGTATTCAATTTTGGTTAGACAAGTAATGAGATCTTCATCTGCATCCATATATTTGTCTAAATCTGGTTTCAAAACCTTATGATCAAATGGTTTTTCAATATAAACATCAGGTTCGGCTTTTCCTGTGTAATATTGCCATTTTTCTTTTTTTAAAATCTTATATTTGTTCTCTTGAGCTTTTTTGAGAACTAAAATATTGTTGAAGATTTTATAATACTTTGCGTGTAATGAAGGTATCTTTGTAGATTCTGTATGTAGATTATCTTCGTCTATCTTAGAATCTTCTTCCCATAATTTTTGAATTTCATCCAGGTTCATAAGTTAAAATATCGTAAATAGAATACTTAAAGGTTGCAGTTGCAGTCACATATTGAACATCGGACTGGGTTGCATCAAAGTCAATTGTTGATAAAGATGTTGGAAACATCCCTTTAAACTTTACAATTAAATTTGGATTGTAATTACTGTTGTAGATAATTAATGTTGCATCGGAAACGTTTGGATCTGATGTATTTGTTGGATCACTTAATCTCCATCGATCATATTCTGCAACACTATCTGGATATCCAAGACCTCTCATCCAATTATGAATCTCCAAATAATTTTCCATATTTTCGTCAACAATGAATTTTAAATTAAAATCATCGTAACTTAATTTGTCTCCTGGAATTGCAATATCTTTTAGATATGATGGTTGAACAGCTGCTCCAAGATTAATACCGGGAACATTGGCAGAATTGGTAAAAAAATCCACTTTAGGAGTTCTTGCAAGAACAAACTTGAATCCTAATGGAGATAAAAAATTTCTATTTTCAATTTGTTTTGAAAAAGCGTTGGTCATTATAAGTGTTTATTTTTATTTATGAACATAAAAAAAGAGGGTCCGAAGACCCTCTTGATTGAGTTGTGAGAAAGACTCACATCAAATTTGCAACCTTTACTCTTCTGTAGTAACGGTTTGCATTGAGGCGTAGGCGTCCAAGTCCTTGATCGGTTCCTTCTGCAAATGGGTTTGCAACGATTCCGTAACGAGTCTTGAAGCCAATTTTTGGTTGGAAGGTGTCTTGTCCAACTGCACGTACCATTTGGAGAGGTACATAAGGGCAGTAGAAAATACCAGCGTCATAAGCACTAGAACCCTTGTAACCAAAAACGTAGTACTGGTTAGCATCAACGTTAGCAGCATAAGGATCAATGTAGACCTTATACTTACCTTGGAGAACACCAGCGAAGGTGTTACCAGTGTCATCAACGTTCAGGTTAGCGTTGAGTGCAGGGGTGTAATCGAGAACACCAGC